ATACAGCAATAAATTGTGGAGTATCTAGAGCATCTAAATTCCTACAGGAATGTGTTGGTGCAACTGTTGATGGCAAGATAGGAAAACAAACTCTAGCTGCAGTTGAAGATACCTACAATGAAACAGGATCAGACCTAATCCAAAAATATACTGACAGGCGAGAACAATACTATCGCAGTCTTAAGCAATATGATCGATATGGCAAAGGTTGGTCTAGAAGAAATAAAGAAACACATGAAAAGGCAATGGAATGGGAAGAAACATTTTAGATGATTTACACGATAGTGTAGCTACAGACTTACTTAATCGTATCAAATCTGGAGAAGCTAGTGCCAGTGAATTAAGTGTTGCTGTAAAATTTCTCAAAGATAATGGTGCTACACATGATATAATTAATGCTCAATCACCTTTAGGTAATCTCTTAGAAAATCTACCTTTTGATGTAGATGAGCTTCAATGATACCCAAACAATTACATGACTTTAGGAACTTTATGTTCCTAGTTTGGAAACATCTTGCTCTTCCATCACCAACTCCAATCCAAAATGACATTGCAGACTACATCCAAAGTGGTGTTAAACGCTCAATCGTTGAAGCTTTTAGAGGAGTTGGAAAAAGCTACATCACTGCAGCATATGTTGTACATCAACTACTCCTAGACCCAGACAAGAAGTTCTTAGTAGTTAGTGCTAGTAAAAGTCGTGCAGACGATTTTAGTACGTTTACTCAAAGAATAATTCTAGAGATGCCTATCTGTAGACATTTAATCGCTAAAGAAGGCCAGAGATGGTCTAAGATAGCCTTTGATGTAGCTCCTGCCAAAGCTTCTGGTAGTGCTTCTGTAAAGTCTGTTGGTATATCTGGTCAGATTACAGGAAGTCGTGCAGACATAATCATTGCAGATGATATAGAAGTTCCAAATAACTCTATGACACAGATGATGAGGGAAAAGTTAAGTGAAGCAGTTAAGGAATTTGATGCTGTTCTGAAACCAGATGGAAGAATTTTATACTTAGGTACACCACAGAACGAAATGTCTCTCTATAATGTACTTTGTGAACGTGGTTATGAGATGAGAGTTTGGACTGCTAGGTTTCCTAATACTGATAATATAGAGAGGTCTTATAGCAAAAGATTAGCACCCTATATCATTTCTAAATTAGAGTACGATGATACCATTGAAGGTGAGCCTACAGACCCTTTGAGGTTTAACGATGATGACTTATTAGAACGTGAGTTGTCATATGGCAGGTCAGGTTTTGCACTACAGTTTATGCTTGATACTTCTCTAAGCGATTCTGATCGTTACCCACTGAAGCTATCTGATTTGTTAATCATGTCGTGTTCAGACGTAGCTCCTGAGAAGCTCGTATATGGCATTATGAAGCCTATATCCAATTTACCTAACGTTGGCCTATCTGGAGACAGACTGTACGCTCCTGAGTCAATTTTAGGGGACTACGTGCCTTATTCTGGCTCTGTTTTAGCTATCGATCCGTCAGGAAGAGGAAAAGACGAAACTGCATACGCTGTAGTGAAGATGCTAAATGGATTTTTGTATGTAACAGATTGTTCAGGAATTGATGGAGGCTATAATAAAGAAGTACTTATTAAACTCGCTAATATTGCTAAAGACAACAAAGTTAATATGGTGCTCGTTGAATCGAATTTTGGCGATGGAATGTTCACTGAACTCTTTAAACCTTATCTCCAAAAGACTTACCCTGTGTCGATAGAGGAAGTACGTCATAGTAAGCAAAAAGAATTAAGAATTGTTGATGTTTTAGAACCTGTGATGAATCAACATAGGTTGGTGATTGACCCTAAAGTTATCCAACAGGATTATGAAAGTGTTCAGAATAGACCACCTGAGAAAGCTATGAGGTATATGTTAGCTTATCAGATGACAAGGATAACTAAGGACAGAGGATCATTAGCACATGATGATAGACTAGATGTCCTCGCTATGGCTGTTCAGTATTGGGTAGATCAAATGTCAGCTAATGCAGACCAAGAAATACTAGATAGAAGAGAACAGTTGCTAGATGAAGAACTAGATAAGTTTATCAATGGTATCAATACCAGTAATAGACGAACAAAAACAGATACTTGGATGGGCTTATAGCTCCTAAAGTTACCCTAAAGATATACGCAGGGATCATATATACTATCTTAAGGTCAACTTCAGATTACTATAGAATACTTTAGACAATAGCACACTAGCACCACTATTGATCTTTTCGTATAGAGTCAAAACAAACAGAATATATGTATGTTACATATTCTGATGAATGATAGTAGTAGTTGGTTCATTTTTTTTGTATCACTTTTAACTCATCAGATATTTGATCCAACTTCTTATTAATCTTGGTAAATTCCTCAGAAACTCCAAGAGCAAAAGTTTTAAAAATGTCATCAGTCATTTGTCTACGTTCATCGTCTGTTTTTCTGTCATCAGTCATATGCTCAAGTTTTGCTATAATATAATCAAGTTTAGTCTCAAAAATATCTGGGAAGTCATCTTCATTCTTAGATTTATCCTGTCCAAATAGTTTCATTTAATCCTCCAATCAAACTTAAAAATTAATAATTAATAGGGTCTTCCATCCATTCATATACTATGTCTTCTCCATGAATGAAAAAGTACCTGTTTACTAATGCTATATCATCTAAAATGTCAGTCTCAATGCTACCATCTCCAAGACCACCATAGCGTTCTATTTCCCATTCTTTAACAAACTCTCTGACTGCTCCTGCTTCAGAGCCTAAGAATGCTTTAGCAGCAACCTTATTATTTATAATGTAGTCCTCTTGGAATGCTTTTTCGTGAACAGTGTCATAGACATTCATCCATGCAGCATTATCGTCTTTGATATTTTTATGATCTTTAAGAAACTTGATAATGTTAGGGTTATGAGTGCCGTTGTCGATTATCCAATTCTTGAAGTACTCTTTTATTTCTTCTTTTCTATATTCCAAAAGAATCTCAATGTTCAAAAGAAAACTTGGGATTATTCATCCATTCTTCAACTATTTCTTCACCTAAAGCCATCGCATAGTTAAAGACTAAAAACTCAGGACTTTCTTCCATCTGCTTATGGTCAGAAGTACCAGTTGCTAAATTTTCTCCTACATAGTCAAACATTTCTTGGTGAGCATCTCCTATAAACGCAACAGCTTTATCTCGACTCATTTCATATTCTATATTATCTACAAAAGCCCCATCCATTATGTAATTAAGTACCTTCATGTACTCTTCGCCATCTTTTTCTTCATCAATAACTTTATAGTTCTTGATAACTTCATCACCATTATGGACTCGCTGCATTATCCATTCTTCAAAATGCTCTCTTATATCAGTCCTTTTGTAATCCATTAATAAATCCTTAAGATTCTTTGGGATTGTTTGACTATATAAGGTAGCCACTTCTCAGCAAGCCCAAAAATGAACCAAAAATGTGAAAGGGTATTATGTAATGGGGGTGTCTCAGTTTCCCCTTATTGGTCTAATATAAACAATTATACAGTCAAATTGGCACGTTTTTGACCCACAGTATCACAATATCCTTTATTTTATTGGCTTTGCGGCAGATTATTAATCCTATTTCAGCTATTTTCCACACTAAAACACTATATATTGGTGGCTGTTTTATTTGTCTGTGTCTGTGTGTGTATCTATTTTTTTCCGTTACTAAGAAACGTGTAGATATTTATCTTGATTAGATAGTCCAAATTTCATTAATTGATTCTCAAAGAGTGACAAAGATAATTAACTCTCCCAATATTATCACGTCACCATAACCTTTGGGAGTATCTAAGATACCAATAGCTGACGAATAAGCTCTAAGTTTCCTAGACATCCCAAAGGTTACATTTTGCATTGCATAAGAAATGCCAGAGTCTGAATCTTTTTGATAAAAAAATTAATTTGATTAAAACCCTTGTAAACATACTGGTTAGTACCTACCTAGAGTATTGATACAATGCAGAGGTAAAAAATAATTGTTGACTTATAGAATCGCATACTTTACTGGATTGATTACTGATACTATCTACCATCAGTATAATAACATAACTGAAACCAGAAAGGGTG